TCATCACCGCAACAAGTGTATAGCAGCCGTGATTCGCTGAGCACGACCTCCTCAATCTCGCCAGACTCCAACTTGCGGAGGAACTCGCTGTAGGGTACTTCCTGCAAGCGCAGTACCATTTCCACGGATTACCGAACCCCCGCATGGAACTACAAGAGGGCGAGGGCGCATGACCAAGGCTGAGAAGGAGCTTGGATTCCACGCCAATCACGGAAGATCAGCCTAATCCCCCCGCAGCCAGCGCGATCCTTCCCCCAGTTGCCGGTCGGGGAAGTTGGCAACCGGCACTATCACTCACTGGAAGGAGGGGTGTATGCGAATCTTAGCAATCGCTGGAGTAGTTTTGATCGTAGCCATTGTGGCGCTAAGCGTGATCTTCACGGACCGCAGAGAATGCCTGAGGCATAAGCTGCGCCTGATCCCGCAAACCACAATCGTCGGTAAATCAATCATTGTGACGAACATGCTTACGCGGACTGACTGAATGCTAGACCCGAACCGCATTGCGCTGCTAGAGGCATTGCAGGCCCAGTACCGTTACCACAAGATCAAGAGGTTCTACCCTGACAGCGGCCCACTTCGGCGCGAGTTGTACCCTAAGCACATGCTGGCGTTTGAGTTCAGCAAAACGTATAGAGAGACTACCTTCCAAGGGGGCAACGGTGTTGGGAAAACTGAAGGGGTCGGCGCTTACGTTGTAACGCTCCATGCGACTGGCGACTATCCTGGCTGGTGGGGCGGTAGAACCTACAGCCGCCCAACGGACATATGGGTAGCTGGCGACACGAAAGAGACAGTCCGCGACATTACCCAAGTCAAGCTGCTGGGCGACATCGCAAAAGGTGGCATGGATGCGCTTGGCACTGGAATGATCCCACGCCATGCGCTGCTGACGAAAGACGGCCAGTTCAACGGCAAGTTCCGACAGGGCACGAACTACGCTTGCGACTTCGTGCGGGTGAAGCATGTGAGCGGCGGTTATTCAACCATCGGGTTCAAGTCCTACGACCAGCGCCGCGAGTCTTTCCAAGGCACCGAAAAGGACCTGATATGGCTTGACGAAGAGCCGCCCATGGATATCTACACGGAATGCCTGTTCCGTGGGCGAACGGTCAACGGCATGATCCTGCTGACCTTTACACCGCTGTCTGGGCCTACGGACGTTGTGCGCTCGTTCCAACGGGCTGCACTGTCCAATGAGGAAGGGGCGAGCAAGGTTCTGGTCAAGTGCCGTTGGCAGGATGTGCCTCACTTAACTGAAGCCGAGAAGGCGCAAATGTTGGCGGGTTGCCCGCCATATCTTCGCGACGCCCGCATGAATGGCGAGGCAGTTGCTGGCGTAGGAAGGATTTACCCGGTGGAAGAAAGTCAGTTCGTCATCAAGCCGTTGCCGAGCCTCCCCGATCACTGGCCACGATTGTTCGGCATCGACTGCGGTTGGCACATGACCGCAGCGGTTTGGCTGGCACATGATCGCGACACGGATACGGTGTACCTGTATTCGGAATACTACCGAGGCGAGGCGGAGGTTCCATTGCATGCGGCGGCTATCAAGGCGCGCGGTCATTGGATTCCTGGCATCGGCGACGTTGCCGGGGGGTCACAAACAACCGGAGACACGTTCCTTGATCTGTATCGCAAGCAGGGGCTGATAATCCGGCTGCCGAACAAGGCTGTGGATGCTGGCATCGCCACAGTACTGGAACGGCTCTCTACGGGGCGGCTCAAGGTTTACAACACTTGCGAGAAGTTTCTGGATGAGCTTCGGCGCTATTCGTATGACGACAAGGGCCGCATCCGTAAAGAGGATGACCATGGACTCGACGCCATGCGGTATGGCTTGATGAGCTTGGACCAAGCCCGCACGAAACGAACCGAAATTGCCCCATCCATCCCCGAACAAACCTTCGGTCTGTACTAAGGATTCCCATTGGACGACGAACTGAACGTTGACCTTACGGTCAGCGCCGATCCCGCTTTGCTTGAGGACATGGAAGCCTTGCGCCTGTTGGCCGAGGCCGAGCAGGAGGCGGAAATCAAGCGGCTCACGGACATGCGGGCGCTGGTCGCCAAGCTCGCCAAGAAGCGCGACGAATCGATCAAGGCCAAGCGCGAGATTGACCGCATGGCGTTGGACTCGCTGCGCATCTATCGGGGCGAAGATCGGTACAACGACGCGACCAAGACGCAGGCCATCCCGAGCGAGGGAGGGCCGAGAAGCCGCACCCCGCACCTGTTACGCGCACGGACAGACCGTTGGGAAGCGCGCATGTGTGACATGCTTAGCGCGACGCCTTGGGGCTTGGAGCCGGACTGCGGCAAGTATTCGGACGATCCGCAGGCTCAAGCCCAGGCTGAGGCCGATGCGCAGCTTCGTTGCGACGGCATGGACGAAAAGATCAAGTCGCAGTGGAACAAGTCACGCGCAGACCGCCATATCAGGAAGATGTGCCGGGATGCGGCACGGAAGGGAACCGGCCTGATATCAGGACCGTTCGCCACAGTAGAGCGCAAGCGCCGGTATCGCCCCAAAGTCCCTGCACAGGACGGATGGCAGCAGGGCGGCTATGTGCCCGTCCAGCCTGCTCCTGTCGGCGTGTCCGTGATGGCTACGGAAGAAACGACCTTCCCCGAGATTCGGGAAGCTGATGTGCTCTTTTTCTTCCCCGACATGACGCCGAGCGCCGAGCAGTCGGAGTTCGCCCACTACTTGCACCTGATGGGGCCGATGGAGGTTCGCAACCTTGCGCCGGGCTTCGATCAGTTACAAATCAACGCACTGCTGAAAACCGAGCCTGACCTTGGCGAAGTACGCCAAACGTTGGCCTTGCACACGCAATATCTGGATCAGCCAGATATGTGCAGGGACCGATATGCGGTCTGGCACTTTACGGGCGTACTTGGCAAAGATGAGCTGGATGTGCTTGGGCTGGAGATTCCGCCTGAGTGCGAGTGTCCGGATACCGAGCTTGGGTCAGAGTCTCCCCCGCCGATGGCGATGGCCGATATCTGGTACTGCCAAGACTTTGTGCTGCGCGCTACGCTTGCCAAGGTTCCCGACGACTTCCGCATCCCGTATTACGTGTTCGCCCCGTTCCGTCTGGAAGGGTCGATGTTCGGCCAATCCTTGCCGATGCTGGGCGAGGATTCGCAAGTCGTCATCAAGGCGGCATGGGCAATGGCGCTGCACAATCAGTCTGTGTCGAGTGGCCCGCTGATTATCGAGCGTACCGGCAAGATGATCGCCCGAGACAAGCAGGCCAGCTATCGCGGACCCAAGGTCTACTCGGCCACGGACGACAACACCCCGCTGGACGATCTGATGATCGTCAACAACATCCCCAACGAATCGGCAGGCGCTCTAACGATCATGGATCGTGCTGTTGCGATTCTGGACGAGGAACTGAATACCTCGCAGTGGGCGAGTTCGGAAGGGGCGAGCGAGCACGACACCGCATCCGGTCTGGCGATGATATTCAACAGCCAGTCCATCCTGCAATTGATGGTCGCGGCTACCGCCGACGATGACGTGTACGAGCCGGTCATTACCCGCATGATCTGGTGGAATAACGACCACGGCACGGACGAGTCGATCAAGGGTGATTTCATCGTCAAGCCGATGGTGCAGTCCGAGCGGCTGGTGAAGGACGTACAAGCCCAGCAGGCGCAAGTGCTGGCGCAGATGAGCGACAACCCGCGCTTTGCCAAGTTCAGCAATGATTACGACCTTTACAAATACTTGGTCAGCTTCATGGACGGCCCGGTATCGAACTTCATCAAGACCGAGACCGAAGTCGCCGAGGAAGCGCAAAACCAGCCGCCCGACCCGCAGCAGTTGCAGGCGCAATACCTGCAAACCCGCGCGGAGACGGAAAAGCTGCGGGCCGAGAAAGAATCGGTCATAGCCCAAACCGAGCAGATCAAGCAGCAGATTGCGTTGCTGGAGCTACAGGCCGCACAGAACCCGCAAGGGGACAACGGGGCGGGTCTGGGCGAACTGGCCCTGAAACAGCGCGAGCTTGACCTGAAAGAGAAGCAGATAGACGCGAACCTGGATATCGCACAGATGCGCGAGGAAGGCCAGCGGATGATTGCCGCAGCCAAAGCAGCGGAACAGGCGCAGGATCGGGCAGAGTTCGCCTACGAGAAGCAGCGGGACCGCCAAGCGCGCCTGATGACGGAAGGTATGAAGGCCGAGCAGATTGCGCAGGAAGTCGCGGTAAAGAATCGGTTTGGGACCGGCATATGATCGAACCCACCTCCGAAACATGGCGCGAGGTCGAGGCCAGGATTGCCGAGCAGATTGACGCCATTCGTAACCTGCTTGAAATCGAATCGAACGACGACAAACGCACGACCCGTCTGCAAGCG